TAGCACAGACTATGGGGCCAGAGGCTTTAGCTCAGTTCTTAAATGCTGATGAAGCTATCAAACGTCTTGCTGCAGCGCAAGGTATTGACATGCTTGGATTAGTTAAAACTAATGAAGAGCGTCAAGCTGAACAAGAGCAAGCAATGCAAGCACAACAGATGCAGTCATTAACAGATCAAGCAGGAAAAATAGCGGGAACTCCATTAATGGATCCTTCTAAAAATCCACAAATACTTGATGCAATAAATGAAGCTGCACCCGCACTACAACAACCACAGTAATTATGGCAGAAACAATCCGCTACGACACCTCAGATGATCCTGTAGTAGCACAATCAATAGCAGAAAAAGAAGCTGAATCTCTAAAAATCGGTGAAGAGCTTATGGCAAAGCAAGAAAAAATGCTTGCTGGTAAGTATAAAAGTGCTGAAGATTTAGAGGCAGCATACCTAGAGTTACAAAAAAAATTAGGCGACACACCCGAAACAGAACAAGCAGAACCAGAAACAGAATATCAATTATATACTGATGATGGTAGTGTTAACTATGATACAGCTAACGAACTATATGGAGAACAGCTAGGTAATTTATTTAAATCAAATGATATAGATCCATTTGCAATGTCTAAACATTTTGAAGAAAATAATGGCACTTTAGCAGATGATATGTATGACAAGTTAGCCACTGCTGGTTTGTCAAAAGAAGTAGTTGATAATTACTTATCGGGAGTAAGAGGTGAGTTAGGTATAGAACCAAAACAAGCATCTCCTGTATTATCTGATTCTGAAATTAAAGATTTAAAAAATATAGCTGGCGGTGAAAGAGGTTATGATAACCTTATGGATTGGGCTGGAAATAATTTAACAGAACAAGACGCTAAAAGCTATGATGACGTTTTAGCTACTGGAAATGCATCAGCTATCAAATTTGCTATAAAAGCACTTATGGGACAATACGAGGACGCTAACGGGCGTGATTCTAAAATAGTTACTGGCAAAGAGTCATCTACTGAAAACTACAGAAGCATGGCCGAGGTTGTCAGAGACATGAACAAACCAGAATATCAGAGCGATGAAGCGTTTAGAGATGATGTTCTAAGAAAATTATCCGCATCAAACTTAAAAGTATAGGAGACTAATTATGCCAATGGGTAAGGGTACTTACGGAAGTAAGAAAGGTAGACCACCTGCAAAAGGTAAGAAAATGAACAAAGGTTTATCTAAACTACCAGCTGCAGTAAGAAAAAAGATCTTAGGTAATAAGAAAAAATAATGGCTCGCAAGAAAGGTGTAAGTCTGTCTTTAGGTAGAGGTGAGAAATCCCGCAAGGGTGGGCTTACAGCTAAGGGCAGAGCTAAATATAATAAAGCTACGGGCTCCAATCTCAAGGCTCCTCAGCCAGGTGGTGGTTCCCGTAAGCGTTCCTTTTGTGCTCGCATGAAGGGAGTCAAAGGGCCAATGAAAAAGCCCAACGGAAAGCCAACCCGTAAAGCGTTGGCACTACGTAGATGGAAATGCTAATGGCACACAAGAAAGGATCTAAGTGTGGCTGTAAACACGGAGGCAAGAAGAAGTAATGGCTAAACTATGTGCCCGTGGAAAGGCTGCAGCAAAAAGAAAGTTCAAGGTATACCCCTCAGCATATGCTAATGCGTCTGGTGTCAAGGTATGTAAAGGACAAGTAAAAGCTGGCGGTAAAAGAAAGACTGCTAAAGGATATACTAGAGGAAAGAGATGAGTTTAAAAAGATGGTTTAAAGAGAAGTGGGTGGACGTAAAAACTGGTAAGCCATGTGGCAGACAGAAAGGCGAAAAGCGTAAAGGCTACCCCGCTTGTCGTCCATCTCGCAGAGTCTCCTCTAAAACACCAAAGACTACTAAAGAGATGTCTAGCGGTTAAAAAACAAGATTTAGAAAATCTAAAACAAGTTCACGTAGAATTAACTACAACCACAAACGAAGAAAACGATGACACACCACAACCACGAAGGCGACAAATGGCATGTTGCAGAAGAGCTAAATGGCAGACTAGCTATGCTAGGCTTTGTAATAGCTATTGGTACTTATATCACAACAGGCCAAATAATTCCCGGCATCCTATAATCCACCAACGCCACGTCCGTTCATCCCTTACGGGACGCATGACTCCTAAGCATGGAACGGGGCTTAGGTATATGGAGATGACACAATGAAAGTTACTTTCGTATATCGTGGCGTTGCTTACACCAAAATTATTAAATGAATGATCGAGCAATTTGGTTCGGTATAATCGGTCTAGCTCTTGTAATGGGTGCTTTAGAATTAAGCCACATTCAATGGCACATGACTGAAAAACGACCAAATTTACATTATCACAAAGTAGTTCGTTAAGCGACATGGGAGGTGCAATGCCTCCCTCTACATTTGGTATTAGCCTCTACGGAGACACCTAATGCCGTCTAGACGGTGGGATAGACCACAAATCTCAATGAGTCCAATTAAGACTCCTATAATTCTAGATCTAGAGACGATACATATAACCTTACAAAATAATGGCACAACAGTCAACAAACAACCCTGCCTCACAAACCTTTCTGGGTAGGATAAATACAGCGACAAACGCTACAAATAACAGAGACCTTTATTTAAAGTTGTTCTCAGGTGAGATGTTTACTGGCTTCCAAAGAGAGACAATCGCACGTGACTTAGTCATGAAGCGTACACTCACAAACGGAAAGAGTTTACAGTTCATCTACACTGGACGCACCAGTGCGGAGTACCACACACCTGGAAATAGTATATTAGGAAACTCTGACAAAACTCCTCCAGTAGCAGAGAAGACAATCACAGTAGATGACCTACTCATCTCCAGTGCATTTGTCTACGAATTAGATGAGACACTTGCTCACTACGAATTAAGAGGAGAGATCTCTAAGAAGATCGGTTATGCTCTTGCACAAAAGTATGACAGATTAATCTTCAGAGCTATTGCTAAAGGTGCTAGACAGGCATCTCCAGTATCCCTCAGCAACTTTGTTGAGCCTGGTGGTACACAAATCCAAGTTGGAGCTGGTTCTAACGCAGACGATGCTCTTGATTCAGCTAAGTTAGTTACAGCTTTCTATGATGCTGCAGCTGCACTAGATGAAAAAGGAGTTTCTGATGACGGAAGAGTCGCAGTTCTTAACCCTAGACAGTACTATGCACTTATCCAAGAAGCAGGTTCTAACGGATTAATTAACAGAGACGTACAAGGTACAGCTTTACAGAGCGGAAATGGTGTAATTGAAATTGCAGGTATCAAAATCTACAAGTCAATGAACGCTCCATTCTTCTCTAAGTATGGTACTAAGTATGCACCTTCAAGTGGTGCTTCAGCTGCTACTGACCTTGATACAGTAGATCCTGGAAATACAGGTTCATTCGTATCTGAGTCAATCGAAACAGCTACAACAGTTACAGGTAACAACTATGGCCCACGCCAAAACTACGGTGCTGCCTCTAACTTTGCAAACACATGCGGATTAATCTTCCAAAGAGAAGCTGCAGGTGTAGTAGAAACCATTGGCCCACAGGTACAAGTTACATCTGGCGATGTGTCAGTTGTATACCAAGGCGATGTCATCCTAGGAAGACTAGCTATGGGAGCAGATTATGTGAACCCAGCAGCTTGTGTAGAATTGTTCGCTGGAACAACTACAAAGCCAGCAGCTTTCTCATAATAGTAAATTTTATACAGGGGCTTCGTGCCCCTTTTTTTATATGACAACTATATCTTACGGAGTGTCTACCGAACTAGATGCTGTAAACTCAATCCTGATGAGCGTTGGAGAATCCCCAGTTAATACTTTAACAGTGCAAAGCCCCGAAGTGGCTATCGCACAGAAGACTCTAAGGCAAGTCTGCCGTGAGATACAAGCTGAGGGATGGTCATACAACACAGAAAATGAGTATCCTATAGACCTCGATACAAACAATCAATGTATCGTTCCTAATAATATCCTACAAATTGACTTAAATATTTACCAGCATGGTAAGGATTATAATGTAGTCAGACGTAGTGATAATGGTGTTCAAAAAATATATGACAAAAAGAATCATACATTTACATTTGAAAATTGTAGTAAATTATATTTTGACATAGTATGGATGTTTGACTTTGAAGATTTACCTCAAGCATTTAAAGATTATGTTACTGCTAAAGCTACTAGAGTAGCTGGTATCCGTATGGTTAGCAGTGCAGAGGCTGCTAAATTATTAGAAGCAGACGAAGCGTACGCTAGAGCACTTGCTTTAGAATACGATGCCCGCCAAGGTGACCACAATATATTTAATGACTTCCAGTATCAACAAGATGCTAACACAGTCTACCGACCATTTAAAGTATTAAGAAGAATGTAATGGCAGCAGTAAATCAAAGTATCCCAAACTTTCTTGGGGGTGTATCTCAACAACCAGATAAAATAAAATTTCCAGGGCAGTTAAGGGTCTGCGATAATGCTGTCCCAGATGTTACATTTGGTTTAAAAAAACGTCCCGCTGGGGAGTTTGTTAAGACACTTACAAATGCTAATGGCACAGGCTATTGGTATGAAATTATAAGAGATGGTGATGAAAAATATTTATTCCAAGTCACACCAGCTAATACTGGGTCTGGACAAAAGCCTATACGAATATGGGATTTGGCTAATGGTAATGAATTATCTTTAACAAATAATAATGGAGACGCTCTGTTCGCCTACCTTTCGGGAGCTACAGAAGAGTATGCTATCCAGACTATACAAGACTATACAATAATAGTTAACAAACAAAAAACTGTAGGTACTACAGGTAATACTTTTTCACCTATTCACAGTGGAGATTACTCATATGCTAGGTTGGATACTGTTGCTTACAATACTGAATATATATTATATACTGGTACAGCTCCCACACCCAATACATTTTACAGGGTTACTTCTGTAAAGGTAGACAGGATGAATGGTAGTACTGCAGAAGGCCCAACATGGAATGACACAAATGAAAACCAGCAAAAATCTGGTACACTAACTTGGTCATTTTCTGGAGGTAGTGCAGTAGATACAAGCGGTGCTCAAGTAGGTGGTACAAATATCACAGAAAATATTGAAGGTACTTTACAGGTAAATGGTAACAGTTACATTGCTAATAACGTAGCAAATTTTAATGGAAATAGTACATCAAGTTCAGACTTTCTAGGTTATACTCAAGACTACGACATACGTTATACAGCTACAGTCACATTACGAGACGGTGGTTTAATTAAAACTACAAACAAATCTACAGCTGAAGGTTTATTTATTGATGTTGCGATAGAAGGTATTACTTATCGTGTATCAGTTGAAGCTGTTGAACCAGTGTCAACTTATCAAGATGTGTCTGGTATAGCCTACCACAAGACACCTAAGAACCCAGAGAATGGTGCTATATCTATGCTTACTATTCTTAATGCTTTAACAAGCTCTGTTAACAGTTCTTTATCTAACGTTACAGCTGAGGTTATAGGTAGTGGTTTATTTATGCACGGCTCTGATGCCTCTGGAGTTAACTTCCTCGGTGGTGCTGTTAATGAAAACATGAGTGTGATAGGTCAGAAAGCACAAGATGTTTCAAGGCTACCAGCTATGTGTAAACAAGGTTATGTAGCACAGATCTCTAACACTGCTGACTTAGAAACTGATGATTACTATGTAAAATTTGAAGCTGACAACGGTGTATCTGGAGCTGGTAGTTTGGAAGAATGTGTGAGACCCCATAACTTTGCAGGGACAAGTGCAGATGA